GCTGCGGCACAAATGGCTGCGGCAGCTGATAAGGCATTAAGGGCAAAAGCAAAAATTCATAGTCCGTCAAAGGTGTTTTATGGCAGCGGCGATTATTGCGTTGACGGTTTTGTCAATTCACTTAAAGACGGCGCAAGAAGGACTTGGAAGGCTGCGGAAGAACTTTTCAACATTCCGCAAGTTGCAACACCTGATCTTGCTATGGCTTACAGCGGCGAATTGTCGGCTGATTATGAATACAGCAGAAACGCTCGATATGTCATTTCCGTTCCCCTGAACATTAACGGCAGAGAAGTTGCGAAGGCTACTGTTGACGATATGCAGGATGAACTTGATAAAAAGCAAACGAGAGCAAACAGAAAACGAGGAAAGGTGTAAGAAGGCAGTATGTATAACTTTATTGATGTAAACGAGGTTTCGGAAGTTGCAATGCTGCCTTCCGAAGCCTTGCAGATAAACGGCGAATTTATTGAAAATCTTATTCCCGGATATAGAACGCTTAATGTTTCAGGCAGGGAAGCTCTTTCACCTGAACTTGAAACTTTTGAAACCGGAGTTCGTGACGGTTCTTCACTTCAAAGCAGGCGTTATCCGGCAAGATCGATTATAGTAAGATATCAGCTTATTTCAGAATCAAACGAAGCATTCAGAGAAGCTTATAACAAGCTTGCAAGCATCCTTGATGTTGAAGAAGCGCAGCTTATTTTCAATGATGAACCCGACAAATTTTTCACAGGAACACTTTCAAGCATCGGGGAAGTTGCCCCCGGTGTTAATTCGGTTGTAGGTGAATTTGAATTTCTTTGTGTTGACCCCTTCAAATATTCAGTTGCTGAATATGAAGCTGAACCGGCTTTTTCCGACAACAGCTTTTTGATTGATTATAACGGCACACACAGAGCTTATCCGACACTTGAAGCTGAATTTTACAACGAAAATGAAGCTGACGGAGCTTTGACCGGTAACGGTGACTGCGGCTTTGTTGCGTTTTTCAATGAGCGTGAAAAAATCATTCAGTTAGGCAATGCGGATGAAGTGGATGCTGAAAGTTATGCAAAATCACAAACTTTAGTTAATCAGCTTTTTCAAAAAGAAACTGCTTGGGGAAATATAGCGCAAACAAATTGGGCTATGAACAACGCACGGCTGATTTCAGGCAACACAACACTAATGGGCAGCGTTTCAATGCAGCCTGCATCTTATGCTGTCACAACTGCGCCGACAACATCCGGCACGCTTTTGAGCGCAAGAAGCACGGTTGTAAAGCCTTATGTTGATTACAAGGTAACAGCGCAGGCATCCGGGCGAGAAGCAGACAGGACAAAAGTGAAAGTGTCGATTGTCACTGTGCTTTCAGGCACAAGTTCAGGCACGGTAACAGTTAAAGCCGGCGCAAAAATAACTTTGAATAAAACGAATATATATACTTCTTCAGATGCTTCTTCAAGTGCCGGCACAAAAACCGGAACTTTTTATTTGTGGGATGCTTCAATCATAAGAAACAGAATCAGAATAACGAATTCTTCAAGTAATGTCGGCAAAAGCGGTCAGGTTACAGGCTGGGTAAATGTTTCAGATATCAATATTTCAACATCAGCAGCTGCAATCGGCACCGGTTATGGGCTTAAAGGTTCAATTCAGATCGGCGGTGAGTGGCATTCTGTGACGATTAAAGGCGAAGGCGAAAGCTGGAAAAGCGGCAGCAGTCACACAGCCGCTTTAACTATAACCGTTAAAAACCTTGATGAAGATACTACAATGCTTGAAGATATCAAATTTAAGGTTGAGCGCACTGACGATAACGAAAGCAAGGTAGGTTTGCTTGATGAAACTGCTTGCAATGATTTTGAAATCAGCAGCTACACAGCCCCGACTGTTGACGGTTGGTGCTTATCGCCCGAAACCTACGGCAGTTCAAATGATATGCTTCACGGTCCGTCAATTACAAGGGTTATCCCTGCTGATGCAGCCGGTAATGTTGGCGCAGCGAATTTCAGTTTCAGTTTTCGCAACACAATAAACATCGGTTCAGGCAGCGCAAGCAGTCAGGAAATGGGCGATTTTCAAGCTTTGCTTATCACCGAGGACGGCAGCGGCAATAAAAAGGTGCTTGCCGGTATGCGTGTTTTCAAAAATATGCCGAACAACAAGGGAACATTGCGCTTTTATATTAATCACGCAATAAAGCAATCCTTTGATATTGATTTGTCAGCAAACAATGAATTTTTCAGCGAAAAAAACGGCAAAACCTCAACAATAAGAAAAACCGGTAGTATGTTTGAATTTAATGTGGGCGGTATAACCGCAGTATGCTTTGATTCGTCATTAAAAGACACAGCGGCAACAGAAATTGTATTTCATTTCGGACAGTTCAACACAAGAACAAAGCTTTCACATAACGGCTTGCACTGGGTGAAATTCGTAAAAAACAACTGTGACACTTATTCGGATATTCCGAACAAGTTCAGTTCAAATGATGTTGTTTCGGCAAACTGTGAAAGCGGCGAAGTGCTGTTGAACAATATCCCTGCACCTTCGTTGGGCGCATTGGGTAACGATTGGGAAGATTTCTATTTAACCCCCGGATTAAATCAAATCGGATTTGCTTATTCTTCTTGGGTAAGTGCTGCATATGCGCCAAAATTCAAAATCCGTTATCGTGAGGTATTTATATGATTATTTATTTCGCTGATAGGCATTTGAATATTTTAGGACAGGCAAGCACAAGCCTTCCGAAAGGCGTTACTATCGCTAAAGATTTAAAGACTGACGATGTTGAAACAGGCGTGTCAATTTTTGAATGCGATATTCTTTTTGACAAAAAAACAAGGTTAAGTGTTGAAGCTTGGACTGAAGTCGGCAATTATATCTTGCGTAATTCAGAAGGCGATTATGAAGTTTACAACATTATTGATGCAGAAATAGACAGAAAAAACGGAACAGCTTCTGTGTATGCGGAAGATGACGGACTTGATTTGCTGAATGAAGTTGTAGGCGCATATGAAGCTGATCAGTTTTATCCTATAAGTCATTATGTCGAGAAATACGCAGCCGGCGCAGGCTGGGAAATCGGCATAAATGAAGTTGAAGGCTTGACACGAAAATTGAGCTGGGATAGCGAACAGACGGCAAGCGCAAGGCTGCTGAATGTAGCAGAGCAATTCAATAATAGTGAAATATCTTTCAGCTTTGAAATTAAGGGCTTGAAAATCGTTAAGAAGCGCATCAACATTTATGAAAAAAGAGGAAAAGACACAGGAGTTCAGCTGCGGCTGAATAAAGAGCTTGACAACATTATAACCACAAAATCAATTGCCAACATTGCAACCGCCTTGCAATGCACCGGCGGCACGCCTGATAACGCCGATGAACCTATAACATTAAAAGACTTTGCATATGATGACGGCGATTTTTATATTGAAGGCTCTGTGTTGAAATCCCGAAAAGCTCTTGAAAAATGGTCACGATATCTTTGGAAAGGTGAAAATTCCGGTCAGATAGGCGGTCATATTACGAAGCAATTTTCTTATGACACAACAAGTCAAGAAGTGCTTTGTATGAAAGCCGTTGAAAAATTAAAAGCAATCTGTGATATGGAAATCAATTTTGAAATTGATATCACAAAATATCCCGAAGCTGTGAAGGTTGGCGATAGGGTTAATATTATTGACGATTCGGGCAACTTATATGTTTCGTCAAGGGTTTTAATTCTTGAAACTTCTATCATTAATCAGACACGCAGTGCAATTATCGGTGAACACCTTATCAGAAAAAGCGGCATTTCTCAAAAGGTTGAAGAATTAGCTGCTGAATTCGCAAAGCAGACCGTTTCTGTAAAAAGAGCGCAGGCAATTGCAAACAGCGCAAAAACAGATGCCGCAAATGCACTTAATCAAGCTAATTCTGTGCTGAATACAGCCAATGAAGCAAAAGACATTGCAAACGAAGCGAAATCAAGCGTTGACAGTGCCGTTTCTTCGGCAGAATCTGCACTTGCTGAAGCACAAGCTGCAAAAGCTGCGGCTGATAAGGTTGAAAATAGTTTATCTTCACTTGAAACAACTATACAAAACGCAAAGGATGCCGCTGACAATGCCGCAGATGCGGCAGCAACGGCAAACCAAAAGGCAGACGAAGCGAAAACGGCGGCTGAAAATGCCGCAGCAGCAAATGCCGATGCAAAAGCAGCCGCAGAAGCTGCGCAAGCTTCTTCTATTGATGCAGTAAATAAAGCGGATACCGCAAAGGCTACGGCAGACGAAGCAAAGGCAAATGCCGCTGAATCTATTGCAACGGCTCTTGCGGCAAAGGTAGATGCAAAGCAGGCTGAAAAGGATATTGCAGCCTTTGCAGAAAACCTTGATAAGTTTGAAGAAACAATGTCAGCCGAATATGCCCGAAAAACCGATTTGACGGAAGCGGCGGCAGAGCTGCAAACCAAAATCACAAAGAATGCAGCCGGCATTGAATTGAATTCACATAAAATTACAACGGTTGACGAAACCGCAAACAATGCGCTTTCAAAAGCAGAAGCGGCTCAAATGGCTGCTACGCTTGCACAGGAACAGGCTGACATTGCATCCGCTGAAGCGGAAGAAACGCAAGCCGCCGCAAACGAAGCAAGGGCAGCGGCAAACACTGCGCAGGCTGAAGCTGACACAGCAAAAGCCGCAGCCGAAACTGCACGCAATGTCGCAGATCAGGCTGAAGCGGACCTTGAAGCGGCAAGGGCTGACCTTGCAACAGTACAGTCAAGGGCTGATGCAACCGAAGAAGATATTGCAGCAGCTCAATTGGCTGTTACCAACGCACAAGCGGCACTTGAAGCGGCAAAAGGTGATTTGACCGAAGCTGTATCAATTGCAAAAAGCGCACAAAGCGTGGCAAATGATGCTGTATCAGCTGCGGAAAAGGCAGAAGCCGCCGCAAACGATGCTGCATACAAAGCAACATTGGCGCAGGCGGCAGCCGATGAAGCAAAGGGCAATG